ACGGTTTCTACCAATTCCCAATGGGTAGCACCGCAGCAAACAATGGTGGCACCGGCACCACAGATGCCAGCACAAATGGGGGTGCAGGAAACTTACAACCCTACTCAATACTCCCCCCAGGTGCCTCAATCGGCACCACAAACGGAGAACCCTTACAAGGAGGCGTTCAATCGAGTAGTGGGTCTCCTGAGTTCACCAGTTCAGCTCCCGTTCCTGGGTCAACAATCAGGGCAGAGTCAACAAAGCGTCCCGGCCAATTACAATTCCCCGCAGGTACCCCAGTACAACAACCTGGTTCAGCCGATCTCGCAGCCTGGGATCGGGAGCAACCAGGCCTATTACAACGGTTATTCCCAAACTTCGCCGGAGATCAGCAGGGATCAACTTCTGGCAAACGGAGTAAGCGAAGCAAGTCTTGAAGTTATTGACCACTTTGGTGCTGATGCTCCAGCTGTTCTCAATGCCTACAGTTGCAATTTAGAAGATAGCCTTGTTCAAACTAATCAACAACTTGAGCAAGCTGTTGGTTTACTGGAAGAATTAGCTAATGAACATCGTGCTTATGAAAAGATCCTTACCGATCCCGATGTCTTAGCTGATTACACCTGTGAGTTCTTTGGTCAGAATGGTCCATATCCCATTCCAGATGAAGAAACAGGTTACTATCAACCAGCACAAATGGCACAAGCCATGCAAGCCCCTCAGGGAGGCCCTGAGCAGTTTGTAAGGCCCCAGATGCCGGTACCCCCTCAACCGCAGGCTCAAGGCAACCCAGCGGACTTCTGGAACAGCTTCAGCGCCCTTGCTGATCGTGATCCCGCCAATGCTTGGCGTTATCTGAACGCTGCTCAACAGAATCCTGAGGTGTTCCGTAGCAAAATGCTGGTGATGGAATGATCTTGTAAGTAATACTTACAAGTTGTAAAATAAAGGGTAGCAACTTCTACCCTTTTTATTTAGTAAAAGCCATGATGATGAAAAAAGATAAACAACGCATGGCAGGTGATCGCATTTCTTTTGGCTCAGGTGCTATCACTGGTCCAGCAGAACAAAGGCGTCAACCTGAACAAGTGCAAGTTGGTGATCCTAATAGTCAGGGTCAGATGATGCCGCAAGATCTTGCTGGTGGTTATCTTAATCTTGCAATTCCTGGATCCCCTCTTGGTCAAATGGGTTTGATGTCAGGTATCTCGATGCGTAATGGTCAAATTACACAGGATGCTATTTTGGCTCAGCAATTACAACAGTTGACAGCAATGCAAGCAATGCGTGGCCAACTTCCTGTTGGCATGATGCCACAAAAACAGCAACGAGGTTAAGTCATGGCAACATCATCCTCTCCTCAAGAAGCTGTCAGGAAAGCAAAGGAAGCAAAAAATATGATGTTACAAGCTGCATTACAAGCAGAAATGATGCAGCAAAGCGGACCTGTCGATCCTGAGATTCAAGCACAACAAATTACAATGCAGGGACCAACTGTAAATCCTTATGGAAGGATGGGTACTGTTCCCCCTACCATTTATGATTACGGAAATAATCCTGGCGGATATGTGAACATGCCACCAGTTTTTAATCCTGAAGTTGATTATTAATTACTGTAAATAAACTACTGATATAATTTTAAGTAATGGGACTACTGTTCCAGGAGTAGTAACAGTTCAATCTGTTATTGAAGTCTTTGTAGAGACTTCTGACATCAGCTTACCTTTTACGCTGAATAGACAATGTTTATTGATAACGATTTTCCAAAACTGCTAGGTGCTGAGCTTTATCGCCCTCACCCCGCATATATCGTGGAAATGGCTTGTGAGCCTGTTGTTGTCCACGATTTTACCAAACAACCTGGTCAAACAGTACAGCTTGATCGTTACCGTTTCTTTGGTAACCCTGGAACCAAATCCAGTCGTGAGCGTACTCAAGATCAGACCATTGGTACTGCTAATAGCCGGTCTATTGTGAAAGACAAGGTTCTGGTGTCTCTCCGTGAGTACACTGGTCCTGCAGATCCTAACAATACCAATCTTCCGAGCACTTTCAAAATTGCTCGTGAAACGTTGATGACCGCTCAACGTCTGCTTCTGGATACTGGTAACATCAATATGTTCCACCAGTCCATCGGCAGCCTCACCCTCCTCGATGACTACCGTCGTTGGCGTGATCGTGTCTTCCTTGATGAACTTTTCAAGGCCGAATCTCGTGGTCAGTCCTCTGACACTCAAGGCGGTTACTACTACCCCAACAACAAAGCGAAGACTGGTACCACCACTCTTACTGCTTATTCTGCCACTGAATACGCTTCTGAACGCTTTAAGTTCAACGTCAAGACTGACCTCCTTGAAGTGGTCAAAGGTCTGCGTAAGCGTAACGTCCCTGTCTTCACTGACGGCTACTATCGTTGTATTGCTGATCCCTCCTTCATGAAGGATCTGCGTGCTGATCAAGGCTTCCGTGAAGTGGCACGTTACCCTGGCATGGGTCAACCTAATCCCTTAATGGGTATGATGGCTCCTAACGCTGCTCTCTATGGCGGCGGTCAGTATGGTCAGGCACAATTTGTTGGCGGCGAACCTGTCATGCCTGCTGGCTTTGTTTTTGAAGGTGTTCGTTTCTTCGAGTCAACTAACTTCCCCTCTAAGTCCATCACTGTGGACATTGGTGATGGTAGTGGCGCTACTTCTCACGATACTCCTCCAGCACTTTTCTTCGGTCCTCAGTCCGTTGGTGTTGGCATCGGTGGTCCTAACGCTCAAGTCCTCCTCAATAACAACGATGACTTCAGTCGTTTTATTATTCTGATCTGGCAACTCTACGCTGGTTTTGCTAATCTGAATAAGGACTTCACTACTGTTGCATTTACCGTTACTGAGTGATATAGGAGGTTAACTAAACAATGGCTACTTATCGTTCTGAAGCCGGTGCTGTAATGCACCCCGGCAACCAAATCAACCGACTTTCTTCCTTTAATACAGAAGGTGTTTACGGTTGGCCTGGTATTGAAGCTTATGAGCTTATTGGTTACGCCAAGATTGAAAACCTTGCTGCAACCAAAGCAAGCTACAAAAGCTTTGAATTAATTATCCCATCTCCTGATCGTCGTCCTGATGACCGGGTGCGTAATAACCGTACAAGCATGGTGGTACAAGCTTCTGCTGCACGACCTGCTTATGTGTATGGAGCTTCAATTGCTATCGGTCAGGACATTCCTGCTGGTGGTGAACCCTCCTTCCCTGCATCTCCTGTGACCGCTAATCTTGGCGGTACGACTGGTGAGTTCATCCTTTTTGGTCCCGATAACTCCGGTTCTCCTTTTGGTGTACCCTCCACTCAGGCTAATGGTCTTGCTGCTGCAACGGCTATTACTCCTGCTGCTGCAAGCTCTGCATGGGCTCAAGGCGTTGGTGACACCACTGTTGCAGACATTCCATTCTGGACTGCTGTTACTACAGCCGGTATTGATGACCAGGATGCAGCTAACTCCATGTTCTACAAGGTGACTGCAGATACAACTTTTAAAGCCTATAACGTTAACGGCGTTACCTCTAACACTGTTGATGGTGATGGTGTCTTCATTAGCGCAGATGACTCTACTGCTGGTAAAGCAGCTTATATTATCTGCCGTGTGAACTATCTGCGTCCTGCTGCTCAAGTTTCTTGGAATGACATTCAAGAATTCATTGACTTTACGTCTCAACAAGGCGGCGATGATGCTTGATCCACTGTGATCAAAATTAAAAGGCTGGTCTTACGATCAGCCTTTTTTTATGTTTATAAGTAAAGTTTGGTATTGTATTGATAGCTCTTTTTGCATTAATGCTCTATCAATACAAACCAACAGGCTCCATTGTTGAGATGATCTCCAAACATGGAGATGGGATTGTCATGTGTGTTGATTCCCAAGATGAAGTTCTTTACGTCCACGAAGAAGACTTGCAACCTCACCTGGAAGCAACAACTGAAAAAATTAGAACAGAAGAACGCCTTACTGAATCATTAAAGTCAGAAGGTGTTAACCCTCCAATTCCTGCCAAGAAGGAAACATTCCCTATTGATGTACGAGTTAACATCAATACAGCTAGCGCACGGCAAATTGCAGACGCTTTACCTGGAGTCGGACTTAAAACAGCACGTGACATTAAAGATCTACAGTCCTCTATGATGGGAGAAAAGTTCATCAAACTAGAACAGCTTCGTGCCATCAAACGTGTTGATTGGGATGAAATCTTTAAAGAAAATCTTATTCGTGTAGAATAAGATTGGAAATAGTTATTTGTAATGCAGCTAGATAACTTCCTTAAATCTAAAGTGCGATGGCACTTGGGATACAATCAGACATCAATCCCTGCTGGTGACCTCGCAAGGCTTGAGGAAGCTCTTAGCAACATTCAGGATTCCTATTGGTATTCAAAGATTGTTGAACAGGTAACGCGATGCGATGAAGCAGAAAAGCGTACTGACATGACTGGTAGCGTCAATAACAACATTACACCTGCAGGTCGCCGTGAAAACATTGCTGGTGACGTTGACCGTACCATTAGCACAACGGATTACAAAGAGACGTTAAAGACGTGGACTCAGATCTATATGTATGAGTGTGATCGTCTTGCTTTACATCTTTACGTTCCCAACTACCGTAATCCGGAGCAAGCACGTTATCGTTTTAATCGAGAAGGTGCTGAGTTTATTCAAGCTTTACCGGGTCCAGCTGATGTTGCTGTTGGCACCAGGATTTATTTTGCTAACGAGGTTAGGTAATTATGGCAAGTCCAAGGCGTGTTTTAGACATTATTGGTAAGTATGAATCTGGTCCAGGTGAATATAATGCTGTCAATCAAATTGGAATTGCAGGTGGTCGCGGGGTTTTAGGTTATAGCGGTGACATCCGTAAAATGAAACAACATGGTGGCCGTGCTCTCACTGATATGACTGTTGGTGAGATTATGAATTTGCAAAAAGATACAGGAATTTCTAATCCTGAATGGATTAATAAGGGAAAATTACATGCAGTTGGACGTTATCAGTTTATTGGTCCAACATTAAGAGAGCGGGTTTCAAAACTTAAAATCGACCCTAGCCAAAAATTTACTCCAGAACTTCAAGATAAATTAGCCTTAGATTACATTAAAGAAGTAGGAAGTATTAGTCCTTGGATTGGACCAAGTGATAAAGCAACACCTGCTGAACGTGCAGAGATTAGTGCATTTTTAAAAAATCCTAATCAGCCTATAACACCAAGTCAACAAAAAGAATTTAAAACAGAGGCAACACAACAGACGGTTCCCACACAAACAACGCAGACTCAACTACCAGGCCAGCCAATTAACATCAACTTAATTGTTCCTGGAAGAATAGAACCAAAAGAAACTAAATATGATCCTGCTTTTCAGTTTTTAGAAGACTATATTAGTAAAGGTATTGAGCCGCCGCAAATGTCTACAGGCTTTAAAATTAATCCAGTGGAAGTCCTTACTAACGCTTTTAATACTGACTACACATTTGGTTGATTATGTCAAAGAACAAAATGCCTCCCCAGCTTCTTGAGCACTTCAAGAAAAAAGCAGCTGGTAAACAAAATGAAGAATCAGACTCTACTGAAAAGAAAACAGATTCTGATGATTCGCGACGGAAAGAAGCTGTAAAAAAAGCTCGCGTTAGGATGGAAGAAAAGAGTCGATCAAATTATGACAAACAAAAAGAAGCTGGTCAAGAACGCTCTTAAACAACCTGAATTCTTTTCACCAGAAGAAATCATGTATATGCAGTTCTGGCTTTCAGAACACAAACGTCAAAAACAAATAAAGAAATTGAACAAACAGCTTAACAATTAAAAGTTTTATCATTGTAGAATAACTTTAGTTTTCGGAGGCCCCTGTAAAAGCAAAGCATAACGCAGGGTGTTTTGATTCATAAGCTCTAGCAGTTCAAATAAACAGCCAATGATGGTTGATAGGCCATCATCGTCAAGTACACTTTTGACTGTTGCATCTGGTCAATTGTTTTCTACCAGCTTGATTCCAACCTCTACTGGTAATGCAACAAGTATTTTTGATGTTGACTCCTCCTTAACTGATCCATCAATTAGTGGTGCTTATATTGATGAAATTTATTTGCGGTACACGAAAGATGTAAACCAATACATTGATGCAAAAACTGCTTTAACAGGAACCTACGTTCAAAGTAATGATGGTGCATCATCTGGCACACCTGGAACTGTTTTAACTGTTACGGCTTCTAACCATAATTTAAAAGTTGGTCAGAGTGTTTTCCTAGATTTTACTAGCGGCACCGCTACTGATGCAGAGCTTGTTGTTACAGCAATTACTTCAACAACCTTTACCGTCACAGCTGGTAATAGCTTAGATACAAGTGGTAATGTCAATATCTACAATCCAATTGATATTTGTTTTTATGTTGTTAATACAGGAGTAATTATTAGTACAAATCAATTCTTCCCTTTGTTTGTTGTTAATGTTGAAGCAACTCCTGCAAATCAAGAATACAGTTTAACGCTTAAAGAGAAACTTCCTCTTATCAACCACCCTGTACCCCATGCTGGTGCAAATTTCTCAAGCAATAATAATGAGGTCTCTCCTAAAATGCGTGGCCTTATGCTTCCACGTGGTACTGCTCTTTATGCTGCAGTAAGTGGAACTGTAGCATTAACAAATGGTTTTTATGTTAATGTTCAGTCTGGATATTATTGATGGGTGATAGAAGTCAGCAAGATAGGAATAATTGGAGGTTAGCAGTAAATCTTGCTAATAACTGGAGGGAAATGATGGGAATTGCTAAAGTAAACTATCCTTATCCAGGTTCTCCTGATAAACGTTTAAACTTTTATGCCGCGTAAAAAACAAAGTTTTGGTGGATCTTTTGATGCTGGTTTTAAAGGATTTGATGACTTAAGTCAGAAGAGCAAAAAGAAATATGAAATTGGAGATGATGATCCCTATAAATTCACTCCTGAAGATTATTCTGTAACAAGTCGTATCCGTTTTTATGACCATGACAGCTTATGGTCACGATGGAGGCGTGGCTATGATTTATACTGTATTACCCAAAGTTATTTAGGATCTAATGCCACTGAAAGAAATGTTCGTGGCGACTTTAGAATGTATGTTGCATTCCAACAATTTCCTGGCGTCTTTATTCCTGCAAGAATTTTTACGTTTCCAAGCAGTAACCCAGAAATTGGAGAGCAAATGGTTGGTGTCCGTGATACAAATAGTTTTAGCTTTTATAACTTTGGTTTACCTATTCAAAGCGTACGTTATTTAACGGCTCTCCGTACTGGTACATACTCTCAAGTTGGCACAACTCTCACAATAACTTTAGAAGAACACGGTTTGCATCCAGGAGAATCTGTTTACCTTGTCTTTACTTCTGGAGCAAGTATTAATGAAACTTTAACAATTACATCAACGACATTAAATACATTTACTTGCGTTGCGTCGTCTTCTATCACTACTGGAGGCAATGCTCAGGTTCAACAAAGCACGTCATTTGATAATCCTGTTTGGACAGAGATGCGTGTTGGTTTACGTTTTTTACCTACACCTGTAAACTTTTTTGGTGGTGAACGTTTAGCTGACCGTGTTATTGAACGTGATCCAGGTATTGTTTTCAATTACACACAATCTGGAACTACTATTACCATTAATTGTTCTTCTGACCACGGTTTATCAACAGGAAATGAAGTTTTAATTGCATTCTTTACTGGTGTTTCAATTCCAGGTTTATATGATGTTACAGTCACAAGTCCAACACAATTTACTGTTACCTCTCTAGCACCAGCAACAACTTCTGGTACTGGACTACTTACTCGTAGACTTCGTGGTTATAATTACAATGATTATGTAGGTTACACGGTTACTGGAATTGATGTTTCAACCAATGAAATCATATTCCAACGTGAAGACAGCTATGGTAACCGCATTTTTAATCCTGACACAGGGTTACCAGATACAGAAGGCATTACAAAAACAATTACACCAGCACATCGAGGTTTTGAAATTGGACGCTTTTTGACAACTGAGATTCGTTATCAATGTACTTGTCCAGATTTTTTACGTCGAGAAAACTACAACTTATACAAAAGTTCTTCTAAAAGTAAGTTTCCAAGGACTCCAGCAGATATTGTAAAACCTGGTCAACGTTTAGATCGTGATGGCAATGTTATTGAAACCAGAGATGATATTGGTGTTTACAATGATTTTGGCTATGTACCTATCAATAACTTTTATGAACTTCCTAATTATGAAGATAAGGCAAATTTTTCATACCCTAATCTCCTTTACTATCAAGCAAGATGGTGTAAACATATTTATGCTGCAATGTGGTCCGTTGTTCATGATGAAGGAAATGATCCTATTAACCTTAATGCTAGGTATGAACAGACAGGCGGCCCAAACATTATTGTTAATGCAGAAGCTCATGGGCTTGGAGTTAATACAAAAATTGAATTAGAATTTACAAGTGGTAATGCATTATCTGGTGAGTACACAATTACACAAGTTATTGACAACAATAATTTTGTTGTTATTTATCCTTTCAGTCAAACTACAAGTGGGTACTGCATTGTAAAGAATTTAAGGAATCACGAGTACGTTAACACATGGTTATTAGAACCAAATGATCAACCCATTGGTGATGCTTTAATTAAGTTTTATGAACGTTTGAATAAAGAGAACGAGAGAACAAAACAACAAGCAGAACGCCTTGCAATGATGGGATATGGTATGCCATGGAGTGGTGCAAAACAAATTACAGGTGCTCGCAATCAACCAGAACAGGTTGGCAATTTTGATGCCAATCTTGTCAGCATGATGATAACAGATAACATTAGAAGAGAAGATGATGAATTAAATCGTGAAGGACCAAGAGTTAACAACACAACTAACATGTTGTTGATGATGAATAAAGTTTTTAATATTGATCAAGATTTAATCCAAGATACTAAGATTGGTATGTTGGATCAACCCCTTACAGATTACACAAGTGATTTTCAGTTTGGTGAAATTGATGGGGGTAAATACCTAAATGGAGAACCAATTTCAAATGGTACATCTAGCATATTAGATTGTGCCACTTATAATCCTTTTGTGCCACAGGTGATCATTGTTGACGCTGGAATTTATTTGAACGCTTAAAATGACAATTCAAATTCTGAGTAGACGATCTGTACTTCTACATGACAGACCCTTTCCTATTCGGATGGGTGAAGGTGAAATTGAATTCAATCTTAATACTGCTGACCCTGGTCTTTATGTTGCTGATAGTACACCTGCACCATCTACGGGGTTAATTAAGATTGGACCTGTTCACGTAAACTCAACACCTCCTAACGCGTCACCAACAGGATTTGCAGGGTTTTGTAAAGGTGAACAATGGCTTAATACAGCGGCAAGTCCAATCTTAAATATCCATGACGGAACATCTTGGTTACAACCTAAAGCTGTTGCCTCAGTTAGCCCTAGTGGATTTCCCTCTAATCCTATTAACGGACAACTGCATTATGATGAATCTACAACTACTTTACATATCTATCGTACTAGCATTGCAAACTGGGTTGCAATCTAGTCCTTATGTTGCCTGATCATAAGCTCTAAAATGCGATCTAGCTTTTGATTGACTGAACTCATTTCACGAATAAAATCTTGTTTTAAAACATAGTCTCTAATCATTTGTTCTTCTACGTCTTTAATCTTTTTATTTAGCTCACTAAATTTCTTTTGGATTTTACTGTTAAATGTATTTAATGCTCTGCCCACACCAGTAAAAGCTGCAAAAGCGCTTGTAATTATTACAGCAACAATTTCAGGCGCCATGTCCTTTTGTTTTTATTTTCTTACTCTTCTATTCTAAAGGGTTTAACAACTTAGAATAAAAAGATAGAAAGGTTTGTTACTAGCTAGTACACCTGTTGTTTTAACATAATCTCATGTCAACTCAAGTACAATTCAGGCGTGGCACTACTTCAGAACATCAAACTTTTGTTGGTGCTGTTGCTGAAGTAACAGTTGACACTGTTAAACAAACCTGTGTTATCCACGACGCAATTCAGCCTGGTGGATACCCTTTACTTAGAGAAGATTGTACTAATGCTTCTTTATCACCAGGTTCGTTAACGAGTTGTGCTCTTAAGTTTGCTAATGATCCTGATACAGGTTTAATTAGACCAGGAGCAAATCAACTTGCACTGGTTACTGGTGGGGTAGCTAGGCTTACAATAGATGGATCGGGTGCAATTAATGTTCCTGGAAATTTTACAATCTCAGGAAATCTAGTTGTTAACGGAGATTTCTCTTATGATGATTCTTCAACCCTTGCTCTTATTGTTGCTTTAAGTTAATATGGCAAACACATTTAAAAGCGATACAAAATCCAGCCTTGTAACAGCAGCAATTACAGATCCTTCTGCAACTGTTATTACAACTCCGAGTAATGCCAGTGTAATTATTTTAGGATTACTTGCTTCTAATAAACTTGGGACAAGTTCAAATGTAGATATTTATCTTGACAAGAGTAGTGGAGATGATACTTATATAGTTAGAAACGGTCCAATTCCCGCTGGATCAACTCTTGAAATTATTAATGGAAATAAGATAGTTCTTGAAGCAAGTGATAAGATACAAGCAAGAAGTGATACGGCAAATGCGATTGATTTAACAATTAGCTATCTTGAGCAAACATAACAAAAAACCACATGGCCTACATAGGAAATAATCTTAAAGCTGCTTATCGAAGCTATAAAATTATTGATGATATTAGCAGCAGCTTTAATGGAGTTTTAACTACTTTTGCTTTAGAAGTTAGTGGTACAACTCCTGTTCCTTTTCCAATTAATCCACAACAGTGTTTAATTTCTGTTAATGGTGTTGTTCTGGAACCAGATCCAACAGGAACTTCAGGTTTTAATTTAGTTGGAACTAATATTGTTTTTGTCACTCCTCCAACAAATGGTCACTCTTTCTTTGGCGTTATCCTTGCTGGCGCTGATTATGTCAATGTAGGAGTAACTTATCCTTCAGGATCTGAATCTGTACCTTCAATTTCATTTGATTCGGATTTGGATACTGGTATTTTTAATCCAGCTTCAAATGAAATAGCAATCGTAACAGGAGGTACTTCAAGGGTTAGGGTAAGTACAAGTGGTCAAGTAGGTATTGGTATTACGCCTACTTCATTACTTCATGTCAATGGAGATATTAAAACAGAAGGGCAATTTTTAGGTGCATTATCTGGCAATGCTTCTACAGCTACATCGTTGCAATCTGCTCAAAGTTTTGGATTAACTGGAGATGTTACTGGAACTGTTAATAGTGATTTAAGCTCAGGAGTAAGTATTGATACAACAATTGCAAGTGAATCTGTAAGCACTACAGAATTGGGTGGAGATATTACTGCAGCAGGTAAAGCGTTGCTTGATGATGCAGATGCTGCAACACAACGAACAACACTTGGACTTGCAACAGTTGCCAGTACAGGTGAGTACAGCGATCTTTTAAATATCCCCCCAGTAGGTGGAGGATCTGTTACAAGCGTTGCTTTAACTGTACCAACAGGTTTTCTTGTTTCTGGTTCGCCAGTTACAACATCTGGGACACTTGCATTAACATATGCATCTGGTTATCAAGGATATACAACTACAGAAGCAACTAAATTAACAGGTATTGCCGATGGTGCTCAAGTTAATGTTAAATCTGACTGGAACTCAACAACAGGTGATTCAGAAATCTTAAATAAACCAACTCTTGGTGCCGCTGCAGCTTTAAATATTGGTACAAGTGCTGGAACAGTAGCAGCAGGAAATGATGGAAGATTTCATGACACAGTTACCTTAGCAACAACTGTGTCAGATGTTTTTGCTTTATCAGGGCAACAGATTTCTACAACTAATCCAGGAAGCAATCAACTGGTTTTTTGGGATGATAATAACTCTAAAATAACTTACCTTGCTATTGGAAGTAATTTAAGCATTGCTGAAACAACTTTAAATGCCTCTATTTCGCCAGGAACAATAACAAATGCAGATATTAGCGCATCAGCTGGCATTGAGTTCAGCAAACTTAATTCATTAAGTGGTGGCCAAATTATCATTGGTAACAATTTAAACGTACCAACAGCTGCTACGATTTCTGGAGATATTAGTCTTAGTAACACAGGTGTTGCTTCTATTGCATCTGGAGCAATTGTTAACGCAGACATCAATGCATTGGCCGCTATTGATTTTAATAAACTTGCTTCGCTAACCGACAGTCAAATTATTGTTGGAAACGTTTCAAATGTTCCAACAGCAGTATCAGTTACTGGTGATATTGCAATTAGTAATACAGGTGTAACTTCTATTGCATCTGATGCCATTGTTGATGCCGATGTTAACGCATCAGCTGCTATTGCATTCAGCAAATTAGCAGCACTTACTGGCGGTCATATCATTGTTGGCAACAGTTCAAATATACCTACAGCAGTATCAGTTACTGGTGATATTGCAATCAGTAATACAGGTGTAACTTCTATTGCATCTGGCGTAATTGTTGATGCAGACATCAATGCATCGGCTGCTATTGCCGATACAAAACTTGGTACAATTAGTACTGCAGGTAAGGTTAGCAATAGTGCAACCACTGCAACCAATGCCAACACTGCTAGTGCAATTGTTGCTCGTGATGGGTCGGGTAACTTTTCTGCTGGTACAATTACAGCTGCTCTTACCGGCAATGCAAGTACAGCAACAGCACTAAGCAGCACTCGCACCTTTGCTCTTACTGGTGATGTTACTGGTACTGCTAATAGTGATTTAAGTGGCGGCGTAAATATTTTAACTTCTCTTGCGTTAAGTATTGTTAATGCAGATGTTGACGCTAATGCAAATATTGCTGGCAGTAAAATCCAAGCTGCAACAACAAGTAACGCTGGCGCTGTTCAACTTAATGATACCGTCACATCAACATCCACAAGCCAAGCTGCTACTGCCAACGCAGTAAAGACAGCTTATGACTTGGCAGATAATGCTATTCCTGAATCCGGCGGTAGGTTTACTGGAGATGTAGTCATTAGTGGTGCTAATAAGTTAGTAATCGGCACTACCGAAAGCACAGGCGACCAGAAGCTAAAAATTCAAGGCCAGGTTGGTAATAGTAACGCAGGTGCCATTGTTGTTCTCGCAAGAGGTAATACACCACCCACCGCCGGGAATTTTTTAGGTACGATCAGCTTCAGAGATGATGAAGAAAATCGTGGCGCAGAGATTCGCGGAGAATCAGATATTGCATGGTCTAGCGGCAATTACGGCGGTCGGCTTAAATTTTTAACAACAGCTCTTAATGGCTCAGCACCTCTTGAAAGATGGGAGATTGACAGAAGTGGTCAGCTAACCAGTCTTGCCGATGGCGGTGGTATTGATTGCGTCTCTATCTACGACACTACAACATCTGGAAATACAGCGAATGTGTATATTGGCGCTGGCGGTCTGCTTCAACGTGCCGATGGATCGTCAATCAAGTACAAAAAAGACGTTGAAACCATCGAAAACAGCTACGCTGACGCAATCCTAGATTGCCGTCCTGTCTGGTATCGCTCAATTTGCTCGGGTGATCGCCCTGACCACAGCTTCTGGGGTTTCATCGCAGAAGAGGTTGCGGAAATTGATCCGCGATTGGTTCACTTCAAAACAGTGGATGTTACATTTGAAAACGGCAAAAAGATAGAAACTCCATGCGACCCCGAACCTGAAAGTGTTCACTACAACCGATTTGTGCCACACCTGGTAAACCTGGTTAGACGCCAGCGAGATCAAATCCAATCCTTGGAAGATCGAGTTTTAGCGCTTGAAAATAGTTGAACAAAGAAGTGCGTTTTGATTTTGATGAACTATATTAATAGTAAACAGTTTATCAATGCATAATGAATACCTCTCAAGTTGGTATTGACCTTATTAAAAAGTATGAAGGTTTGCAACTGACTGCTTATGAATGCAGTAGTGGAGTTTTAACTATTGGTTATGGTCATACAGGTCCAGATGTTGCTTCTGATCAAACAATTTCTGAAGAAAGGGCTGAGCAAC